TTATTATTTAGTTCAAACGCCTCAAACTTTGAAAGTAATCTTTCACCAAAAAATCCAGACGAAAATACTGAGTTAACCTATGAGAATTTCCAAGGATTAATGAGGGAAATGTTTAAAATTGAAAAAGTTGACGGACTTACCGGAACAGCACTTATTGATAAACTTAAAGATAATCAAAAAACAAAAATACAAAATACCCTTGATTTGTTTATGGGTTATAGTGTTGTATTTAAAAATGGTAACCCATCAAATTTTGACAGAAGAACTTTTTATAGTTTCTCAAATCTACCAGTCATTGACAAATATACTTGGGAAGGATATCAACAAAAAACACCAAACGCACTACCAACAAATGGTGGGTCTGTTACATTAATACAATCTAAAACAGCATATCCAGATCAATGGAAAGCGCTAGAAACCTATGTTGGTTTTTCAGACATAACAGGATTAGTCTATACCAATAATGGTTCGTACATCACAGACTTTTTTGTTGATTTTAATATTGAGTTTAGTGTAAACAACATTAAGAATTTATCACCAATTATAAAAATATACGCAAAAGAAAAGTTAAAAGACTCAACAATGAACCAAAGTAAGTTTTTGGATTTAATGACAACATATTTGAATAATGGTGAAACATATTTGAATATAATCCTTGACTCAACACTTACAACGACAAGAGCTAAATTACCAAATATTACAATTACAGCGGAATCAGAGGGTGTTAAATTTAAAGAATATAATGGGGATGTCACAAGATATGAAATGTGGGACTCATTTAAATCAATTAATGATAAATGGATTTCTGGTGCAGATTTAAAATCAAGAACATTATTTGAGGATATATTAATATTAGATAGAGCAAGTAGAGATGTTGGAAACAGAATATTTGTTGATATTTTCAAAGTTCAAAATATGATATCATCTATGAACTATAACAATAGAATGCTGGGCGTTATAGAACAAATATTTGTAGATAATAGATTTAAATCTTTTATAATGCCGGCTTACGCTAACTTCTACAATGTCCAAGATGCTAGTAAAACACCAACACCAAAACCGGAGGGAACAACTGAGTTTGCAAATAGTTTATTTGGTACATTTTTAAATGTTGATTATAGAGATACAAGAACAAAGTATGTCTCAATATACGCCTATGCCCCAAGTCAACATTTGGCAATGAACGAAAATGTTGATTATAGATATAGAGACGATGCTTTTGATTTAAGAAGGGCAACAGAAAATCCACTTCTTGAAAATCAAACAGACAAAACAAATTGGGATAAGTCAAATAAAGTTGTTGGATTCACAGTTGATTTTGGTCCTCAAAACCAACAAGTATTTAAACAACTTGACATTGCACAAGATCCCGGACTTCCAACCGCCGAATCTGAACAATTATTAACTCAAATGGCTAATCAATATAGGAATAGAGGGGGAGCAACACAGAGTGTCTCATTATATAATGTATATAGGAACAGAAGTTATAGATGTTCAATTGATATGATGGGTAACGCACTTATCCAACCTATGATGTATTTCCATTTAAGAAATGTTCCATTATTTAGTGGCCCATATATGATAACAAGTGTTAAACATAGAATAAGTAGGAATGGTTTTGATACCTATATTGAAGGTCAAAGACAACCTTTTTATAGCATTCCAGCTGTTGAGACATTATTACAATCTTTAACAACACAAATATTAACAACATTAAAAGAAAGAGTTGAAGAAAAAGAAAAAGTAATAAATGACACGAATACAATACTTGCCTTAAAATCTGATGTTATTAATAAAATTAATACAACACAAGCCGTTCTTACTGCAAACCAAGCTTGTCAAGAAAAATTAAACACATCATTTACACAATATACAAACCAAACACCACAGGAAACAACAATAACTTTTGATAAAGCAACACAAATTATTGCAACTAGAATTAATCAAACAACATCAATGAGTGTTACAAACAAAGGTAAGTTATTAGACTTCATAATGTCAACAATGTATATTGAAACTGGTAAAGGTCAAAAATTTGTTTCTTACGATAATAACTATGCCGCAGTAAGATTGGATATTAATCCTTATGGGGGTGCTGCAAATACATATTTTAAACCAAATTATTATTGCGTATCAAGAGGTAGTATAATAAACGTTCCTTATGTTTCTTTTAGTAGTTTTGAAAATTTTGTTGATTTCTTTATTGCAAAATATAAAGACAAAGCACCAGATATTAGAGAAAATCCTAGTGATAAAAATATAGTAATAGATAGTATATCAAGAGCTTATGTTACAACTTGGCCATCAAACATAGAAACCACAATTTATACTGACTTAAGTGATGATGATAAAGAAAAAATAAAGAATAAAGTAAAATATGTTATTGATTACTTACGTAGTGTGGGTTATCAATAATTTTTTATAACTTAATGATATTTATAAATAAAAGAAATTATGAGCACAAAACTTATATTAGATAATTATCTTGGTAAAAACACTAGGGTTAGTGAGAAAGATAATGGTGACGGCACCAAACAAGTATGTGATTTAGATACTGGAGATTGTTATACAATTAGAATGAAAGATGGTCTAATTGAAAGAGTTGATAATACAATGAAACAATTTAAAAAAATTCAGGTTGAAACTAAATCTGGTATAAAAACATTATTAAACGGATAAGATGGGAATAGACAAGCAAATACTTGAAGAAATTAGAAGATATAAAGAAATCAACAATTATATTATGGAACAACCGGTACCACCTACTGGTGAAGCTCCAGTTGGTGATTTAGGTGCTGATTTACCACCAGCTCCAGAAGGTGAAATACCACCAGCAGAACCAGGTGTAGAAGCTGGAATGCCACCAGCACCAGAAGCTCCGGCCGAACCGGAAGGACCAACACCAATTGATGTTGCAGCAGATACTGACGTTGAAGAAGTTGAGACTGAGGAAGAGGGTGGTGAAGAAGAAATTGATATTACAGACCTTGTTGATACACAAAAAACAATGTCTGACAAACAAGAAGAATATTTTAATAATTTATTTTCACAACTTTCTAATTTAGAATCAAAATTAGGTGAGATGGACCAACTAGTATCAAAAATCAATGATCTTGAAGCTAAGTTTGATAAATACAGACCAAAAACTCCAGAAGAAAAACTTGAGTTAAGAAGTCTTGATTCTGGACCATTCAAACAAAAACTATCAGATTTTTTTATGGATAAACAAGAAGATATGGAAAAATCTGGAAAAAATGAATATGTTTTAACAACAGATGATGTTGAAGAATATTCACCAGAAGAAATTAAAACAACATTTAATGATTTTGGAACTGACGAAGAAATGATGTAAATATGGGAAGGACATTCGTGTCCTTCTCAAAATTTTTTAAGACTTATTGACTGCGACGATTTTTTATTTTATATTTTAACTTGTAAACTTTTAATAACACAAATATATGGCGACAAACAATGTTTTAGATGCAGTTTTGGCTCAGTATGAAAGCTCAAAACAAAGTGGTTCTTCTTCCACTTCAAAAATGTCTCAAGAAGAAAGAATGAAAAAGTATTTTGCTGCAATTCTCAAAGACAATGAGAAACAGGCTCAAAAGAAAATCAGAATCCTTCCTACACCAGACGGAAGTTCCCCATTCAAAGAAGTGTGGTTCCACGAAATCCTAGTTGATGGTAAGTGGCAAAAATTCTACGATCCAGGAAAAAATGACAATGAGAAATCTCCATTGAATGAGGTTTATGAAGAACTTATGTCAACTGGTAAAGATTCCGATAAGGAACTTGCAAAACAATATAAAGCACGTAAATTTTATATTGTAAAAGTAATTGATCGTGACAACGAACAAGACGGACCAAAATTCTGGCGTTTTAAACACAACTACAAACAAGAGGGTATCTTTGATAAGATTATTCCTATCTACAAAGCAAAAGGTGATGTGGCTGATGGAGAAAAAGGTCGTGACTTGATTCTTGAACTTACAAAAGCAAAAACACCAAAAGGTGCTTTTTACACAGTAATCCAAACTGTTATGTATGACGACCCAACCCCGGTTCACGAAGATTCTGACATTATGGAAGAATGGATTAATGATGAACTTACTTGGGAAGGTGTGTACTCTAAAAAACCAACAGAATATCTTGAGGCAATCGCCAGAGGTGAAACACCTAAATGGGATTCTGACGCTGGTAAATATGTCTACGGTGATTCATCTGAAGCTGAAGAATCTTTTGGTGGTAACTATAAAAAAGAGACACCAAAAAAAGAAGTAGCAAAAGTTGTAGACCCTCAAGATGATGAGGACGCAGACGACGAACTTCCATTCTAATTTATTTTAAATAATATGGGTATGTTGCATAGACAATATACCCATAATTTCTTATCTTTTTAAAAAAGAAAATATGGCAATTAAGAAAAACGACTTTAGCTCAATTAAGAAAAAATTCTCTTCAGACGCAAAATATAAACCACAAAGGTATTTTGATTTAGGAACTTCATTTTTGGATGCAGTAGGACTTCCTGGTCCGGCAATAGGACATTTAAATATGTTTTTAGGACATAGTGACACCGGTAAAACAACAGCTCTCGTTAAAACAGCGGTTGATGCACAAAAAAAAGGAATTCTTCCTGTTTATATCATTACTGAACAGAAATGGTCTTTTGATCACGCAAAACTTATGGGTTTTGAATGTGAAGAAGTTGTTGATGAAGAAACTGGTGAACTTGCTTGGGATGGTTTTTTCCTTTTTAATAATAACTTTAGTTATATAGAACAAATCACAGATTATATTAACGATTTGTTAGACGCACAAGAAAAAGGAGAACTTGACTATTCCCTTTGTATTATGTGGGATTCTGTTGGGTCAGTACCTTGTAAAATGACATA